CCGGTGCTGGCCGAGGTGGACGGGTACTCGCCGCTGTAGAGTGCCGCCCTGGTGGACGGCATCGTCTGGAACCCGCGCGAGCTGTACGTGCTGCTGGAGTCGCCGGACGGCGACACGGGTCGTGACCTGATGCGCCGCGCGATCCGTGTCCACAGCGCCGCGGTGACGCGGTGCCCTGTGGGTACACCGGAGTCCACCCACAAGCGCGGGTACATCGGCGGTCGGCTGCGCTCCTCCCTCACGTGGGAGGTGGTGCGGGAGGCCGGCAACCTGTCCGCGAAGGTCGGGACCAACGTCGAGTACGCCCCGTTCGTTGAGCTGGGCACGAGGTACATGCGCGCGCAGCCGTACCTGGTGCCGGCGCTGCGAGCCGGGGTGTGAGGAGCAGGCCATGAAGAACTTCGACCACGATCGGCAGCGCCGCGCGACGCGGCCGGCGTCCGAGCGGACGTTCGTGCTGGGCGGTGAGACGTTCATGCTGCGAGCGCGGGTGCCGGCGAACGTGATGACGCAGCTCGACGAGATCACCAGCGGCCAGGTGTCGCCCGGCCGGGTGCTGGACATCGTGACCGGCGTCGTGACGGACATGGTCGAGCCGCCGGGTGGTGAGAAGTGGCGGGAGCTGGTCGCGCGCGGCGCGGAGGAAGACCCGCTGACGCTGGCGGACGTGATCGACGTGGTGCAGTGGTTGATCGAGAACGAGACCAACATCCCTACGTCGGAGCCGTCGCCCTCTGGCGATGGCTCGGTGAACCCCGTACCTGGCGCGCCTTCGACGGACGCCTCGCCCTCGCCGGCATTGACCCCGACGAACTCTCCTGTGGACGTCTTCTCCGGGCAGCCTACGCCTGGCTGATCGACGGGCACGACCTGGAGGGCGTCGAGCAGATCGACGCGATCCTGAACGGTGACGGGCCGACCGTCGCGCCCGAGCCGCCGCCGCACTTCGAGCGGCCCTCGACGGCGCCCGGTGGGGAGCCGTCCCCGTCGCAGGTGGCAGCGGCGTTCGCACCGCCCGTGATCGACCCGACTATCCTCTCCGTGATGGGGCTGATGCAGCGCGAGACGGAGGCCACCGGTGGCGGGTGAGATCGCTCATGCGTTCGTTCGCATCTCGCCTGTCACGACGGGGTTCCAGTCCAGCCTGGAGCGCCAGACGAGCGGCGTCGGCAAGAGCATCGGCGGGAAGATCGGGAAGGCGATGGGCCTCGCGATCGGCGGCACCGTCGCCGCTGCCGCCGGCGGGCTGGGCGCCGCAGTTGACCTCGCGATCGGCTTCGACAAGTCGATGCGGAACGTCAACTCGATCGCGAAGCTGAACGAGAAGTCGTTCCAGGCGTTGAACAAGCGGGTGCTCGACCTGGGCAAGACCGCCGGCGTCGCACCGAAGACGCTGGCCGACGGCCTGTACGACGTGGTGTCGTCCGGGTTCGCCGCGAACGACGCGATGAAGATCCTGACCGCCGGTGCGCTGGCCGGCAAGGCGGGACTGACGGACACCGCCACCGCCACCGGCGCGGTGACCGCGGTGCTGAACGCGTACCACATGAGCGCCGACAGCGCCGGCAAGGTGTCCGATGCGCTGTTCCAGACCGTCAACGTCGGCGTCGTGAACTTCGAGCAGCTCGCCAGCACCATCGGTGACGTGCTCCCGTTCGCGTCCACGCTGGGCGTGAACATTCAGGCGGTCGGCGGCGCGATCGCGACGATGACGAAGGAAGGCATCAACGCGTCGGAGACGGTCACCCGGATCAAGGCGGTGATGACGCAGTTCATCTCGCCGTCGAAGGATCTCACGAAGGCGATCAAGGATCAGGGGTTCGAGTCCGGCGCCGCGATGATCAAGGCGCTCGGGCTGCAGGGGTCGCTCGACCGGCTCTACAAGAGCACCGGCGGCAACATCACGCAGATGGGGAAGCTGTTCCCCGACGTGCGTGCGCTGGGCGGTGCGCTGGCGCTGACGGGCAAGAACTCGAAGGGCGCGAACGCGGACCTGATCGCGCTCGCGAAGTCGCAGGGCGCGACCGCGAGCGCGGCGAAGGAACAGGCCAAGAGCATCAGCCAGCAGTGGGACAAGGCGATCGGCCGGCTGCAGGCGTCCGCGATCGAACTGGGCACACAGGTGCTCCCGGTGGTGTCGGACGGCATCGGGTTGTTCTCGCAGCTGACGGACAAGGTGTCGGAGCTGGCGTCGAAGCCCACCCTGAAGCTGAAGGCCGAGTTCGTGCTCGACCAGATCACGCAGGCGGCCGGGTCGATCAAGGACTCCATCTCGAGCGCCATCGACGACGCGTTGAACGGCGCGTCGATGCCGACCGCCGGCGGGCGGTTCTCACACGCCGGGTTCGACTCGAAGAGCCTGACCGACCAGCTCCAGTCCGCGTTCAACGGGGTGGACTGGGGCGCGATCGGGTCGCAGATCATGGACGGCATCAAGACGGCCGTGACCACCGGCGAGGACTTCCTGGGGCCGCTGATCGACCAGATGAACACGGCCGTCGCGGCGCACGCCGGCGACTTCGCGAACACCGGTGCGCTGATCCTGGCGAACATGGTGACGACCCTCACCGACCCGAGTTTCTGGGCGGCGCACTGGCAGCTCGCGATCGGCGTCGCCATCGCGGTGTTCCCGGCCGGCAAGATCGCCCGGGTCGGGGAGCTGATCCTGAAGGAGTTCGCGCCGCTCGGGCTGCGGCTGGGCGCGGTGTTCGGGAAGGCCGGCTCCGAGGCGGTGCTGCGGCTGGGCGTCGGGATGGAGAAGATCGCCGGCAAGGTGGGCGTGTTCCTGTTCGACGCGCTGGTCGCGTCGGCCGGGTTCGCTGCGAAGGCGGCGGTGTTCATCGCGAAGGGCTATTACTCGGTGCTGACGAAGGAACTGGGACTCGGCTCGAAGCTCGTGCGTGGTGTCGTCAGCCTCGCGACCAAGCTCGGCATCATCGGCGCGATCAGCGCCGCGGTGGGCGCCGCGAAGCAGCTCGGCACGGCCGTCATCAACGGCGTGTCCACCGGCCTCTCGACGCTGTTCTCCGCCGTCACCAACGCGTTCAACGGCGTGAAGGACGCGATCGCGAACGCCGCGTCGGCTGCGCTCAGTTGGGCTGAGGGCGTCGGCGAGGCGATCGTGAACGGCATCGTGAACGGCATCACCGGCATCGCCGGCCGGATCGCCTCGTCGCTCGGCAGCGCACTGACGAGCGCCAAGAACAGCGCGCTCAGCCTGATCGGCGCGAAGTCGCCGTCGCGGGTGTTCGCGAAGGAAGTCGGCGAGCCGATCTCGGAGGGCATCGCGCTCGGCATCACGAACAAGTCGAGCCGGGTCAAGCACGCGTTGAAGGCGACGCTGGACGCCGCCACGAAGAGCGCGCTGTCCGACGCGAAGTCGAACCTGAACAGCATCGCCGGCAGCGTGGCCGACAACATCGGGCAGATCATCGACGCGCAGGTGCAGAAGTCGATCGGGCCGCTACAGGCGAAGCTGACGGCCAGCCAGAAGTCGGGGCAGGCACAGCAGACCGCGCAGCAGCGGGCCGACCTGGTGTCACAGCTGCGGGGCGGCAAGCAGGACGGCGAGTCGGACGCCGACTTCATCAAGCGCCAGGCGGACGTGCGGCAGCAGCTCGCGGACATGGATCGGCAGGCGCGGGAGGACGCGCTGCAGGGCCAGATCGACTCGATCACCACCGAGGGTGAGAAGCGCAAGGCGGCGATGCAACAGTCGATCGCTGACCTCGCGGCCGAGTTCAACGCGGGCAAGATCACCGGGAAGCAGTTCACGACGGCGCTGACGCAGATCCTGAAGGCGAACAAGGCGGACGTCGCGAGCGCCGGCGACCTGCTCGGGTTCGCGTTCGCCCAGTCGTTCGCGGCGCAGCTGTCGGGCATCACGAAGCAGATCGGTGCGATCAGCGCGGTGATCGGCGCGCCGGGTGGCAGCGCCGGCGGTGCCGGGTTCAACGTGGACGTGACGAACCCGCTGGACGTGGTGCGCTCGCAGCTGAAGGACGCCCGCGCGTCGCTGAAGCAAGACCAGAAGGATCTGCGGGACGCGCACAAGACGAAGACGAAGAGCGACGACCGGCGGGAGGCTGCAGCCATCGCACGCGACCGGAAGACCATCGCCGCGCTCGACGCGATCCTGAAGTTCGCGGCGCGGCAGCCTGGCAGCGGCACCCTGAACGTGAACATGACGGGCGGCACTCCGAGCATCGAGCAGCTCCTCGCGGCGGTGCTGGCTGAGGCGGCGCGGTGAGCGCGCCCGGGTTCCTGGCCGTCGGCGGCGTCGAGGTGGCGAACAACGCGCGCACCGTCGCGTACCTGTCGCGCGGGCTGGGCGGGCCGTGGTTCCAGACCGTCACCGCGCAGGCGTGCCCCGACCTGCTGCAGGAGGCGTACCCGCTGGCCGTGTGCGCCGCCGCCGCGGACGACCAGCTCTACACCGACCCACGCAGCGGCTACCGCGTGCCGACCACAGGGGCGGTGCCTACCAGCACCAGCCTGCTGTGGGACGCGTCCGGGTGGATCGAGGGCGTCGGGCAGACCACCACCGTCGGCGGCGGGCTGGTGATCCCGAACCAGGCGTCGGTGCCGCTGCGGATCAAGATGAACGTGGACTTCCTGGTGACGCCGGCCGGCGGCCGTTCCATCGAGGTCGCACGGCCGATCAACGTCGGCACCGCGAACGTTGCCTGGTACGGCCTCGGGCTGCGGTGGAACGGCTCGAACTGGCTGCTGTGCACCACCGGCCGCACCCTCGCGGCGAACAGCGGCCTCGCGAACAACGTCACCCTCGCCGCGTCCCTGCTCGGCTCGTTCTGGCTCGAGGTGGTGTTCTCCGCGACGGGGTTCACCGGGCGGCTGTGGTCGGGCGATCCCGACCTGCCCGGCTCGTCGGTGATCGGCACCCTCAGCTACGGCTACTCGGCGCTCGCCGCCGGCACGTGGTACACCGACATGGGCGTCACCGAGCAGGCGTCGTTCAGCGGTGTCACGGAGGCGGGCATCTTCAGCTTCACCGGCGGGTTCCCGCTCGGCACCGAGGTCGTCATCTCAGAGCTCGGGTGGAACGTGCCGTGCACGCAGAGCGCGCTCGCTGACCTGTTCCCGTCCGACACGCTGTGGCCGGCCGATGATCTGTACCCCGGGTTGTACGGCGAGTTCCACGACCCGGGCACCGACAATGCCCCGTGGATCGACACGGACCGGCCGGAGAGCGTCGGGTTCCTCGGGTTGCTGATCCAGGACATCAGGGGCCTGGACACCACGAGCGACCGCAGCGTTGACCCGGCCGCGGACGGCATCGGCGGCATCCTCGGCCCGGAGACACTCGCGGCGCGGGTGATCACCGTCGAGGCGACGCTGGTCGCGTCGGACTGTTCCGCGATGGAGTACGCCCGCAGGTGGCTGGCTGAGGTGCTGGCCGACAGCCTGTGCGACGGGTGCGACCTGTCGTTCATCGACGTGCGCACCACGTGCGGCGATGACCCGCTGGGCGACTTCAACACGAACCGGTGGCGGCTCGTGAACGTCGGGCTGACGAACATGACGACCGACACGTCCGGCGGCGAGATGTGCTGCTTCGTTACGCCGATCACGTTCGAGCTGACGGCCGGCGACCCGTACCTGTACGGGCCGGTGCTGAGCGCCGTCGCGGCCACCACCCTCAACCCCGGCGCCTCCGACACCTCGACGGTGCCGTTCGAGACGTGGCTGTTCGGCGGGCCGTCCACGCCCGTGACGACCACCGTCACCGATCAGGGGCAGGGGATCGACGCGCCGATCTTCACGTTCACCGGCGGCGCGACCGGCATCGAGGCAGGGTTCGCGTACCCGAGCACCGGCCTGTACCCGTCCGACGCGATCTACCCGAGCGACTGCACCATCCCCGCGGACGGCACCACGCAGGAGACCGCCGGCGAGTGTCCGTTCGCGTTCGACTTCTCGATCGGCCCGTCGGAGACGATGGTCATCAACTGCGCGACCCGGACGCTGCAGTGGGTGCTCGCGGACGGCACGGTGCTGGACGGCGCGCCGAAGCTGAACCTGTCCCCGGGCGAGGTCGTGCAGTGGATCGACACGTGTGCCGGCGCCAGCATCGACGCGAGCGCCGCGGCGTTCGCGGGGTGCTCCTGCGACGATACGCCGACCGTCACCATCCAGACGCAACACCGCGAACGCTAGGAGGCGACGTGGCGTACACCCCGAAGGCGTGGCTGAAGTTCCCGAACAAGACCACGGCGATCAACGACGTGTCGCTGAAGGCGCTCGAGCAGCGCATCGCGGCGTATGCGACCGCGGAGGCCGCGTCGCCTGGCACGTACGACTACGAGGCGTTCCGGGTCAAGCAGCGCGGTGCCGGCGCGAACATGAGCGTGGACGTGGGGCTGGCCGCGACGGAGCAGAACGGGTGGCTGCGCGACGCGGCGCTCGGCATCTGGCGCTACCAATACAACGGCGCGCAGCTGAACGTCGCGATCCCCGCGAGCGACCCGTCGAACCCTCGCATCGACCGGGTGTGCCTGCTGACGCCGACCAGCTCCGACTCGATCGTCCCGCAGGTCGTGGTGCTGGCGGGGACGCCGACGACCAGCGCGACGCTCGACAACCTGGCTGGTGCGCAGGCGGTGCCGGCCGGGTACGAGCTGCTGGCCGACGTGCTCACCGGCGCCGGCGTCGGGTCGATCGTGACCGCGAACATCCGCGACCGGCGGCGCGTCGGTGGTGTGCTCGGCGGCGCCGGCGGCCCCAGCCCGTACTTCTCGACGCAGTCGGCCGTCGGCACCGGCCGCGACGAGGTGTTCCTGGTGCCGCATCAGAGCCTCGGCGTCGCTGCGCAGTCGCTCGTGCCGACCACGCACGACAACTTCCAGGGCGCGTACGCGGCGTTCCTGCCGCGCCGGATCGTGGCCGCGACGCGCATCCGGTGGAAGTACGCGCAGGGCGCGACGCCGGCCGCGACGAACTACGTGATCGCGCTGTTCGACGCGAGCGGTCGTGTGCTGGCCGCGTCGGGCGCGACGGCGTTCGCGGGCGCCGCCAACTCGTTCAACGAGCGCGCGGAGACGATCACCGCGCAGACGTTCGAGCCGGGTTGGTACCTGGTGTTCCTCGGCGTGGCGGCGCTGACCGCTGCGAGCGCGGTGTCGTTCACCGGCGTGCAGGGCATCACGACCGTCACCGCGCCAGGCTCGTCGTTCCGGCAGGTCGTGACGCGCAGCCCGTCGGGCGGCATCACCGTGCCGGCGTCGAACACCCTCGCGGCGTTCACCGACGTCGCGGCCGCCGTCGGCGCCGGCACGCAGCTCCCGCTCCCCGTCGTGTCGCTGTCCGTCGGGTAGCGCGTGGCGCTCAACACCCTCGGGTGTGGCCGGTACTCCGCGCAGGTGTGGACGCGTGGCGGTGCCGACCTGCTGTTCGCCGACCTGCCGGTCACTCAGGTGTCGTGGGACCGCCGGCTCGACGACACGTCGCAGGCGTCGGTGACGCTCGCCGGCCTCGGCCGGTCGGCCGCGTGCTTCGCCGCGATCCGCGACGCGAACGCGTGGCAGCACGAGCTGGCGATCGCGCGCGACGGGGCGGTGGTGTGGCAGGGGCCGATCGTCACGTCGAACTCGCAGGGCGTGCAAGGCTCGTACGACGCGCGGGACGTGTCGGCGTGGTGGGACCACCGGAAGGAACGCGTCGATCGCGAGTTCGCGCTGGCCGACCTGGCGACGATCTTCCAGACGCTCGCGGACGACGCGATGCTGGCCGACCCGTCGCCGAACATCACCGTGTCCACCACGCCGACGAGTGTGCTCGGGTCGCGGAAGTACCTGGCGGGGCAGCACCTGCTGATCGGGACGCAGCTGCGGGAGCTGTCCACCGCGGGTGTGGACTGGACGGTCGTCGGGCGGAACGTGCTCGCCGGCGGGATCGTGGTGCCGGCCAGCCCGATCGTGCGGCTGAACGATCAGCACCTGGTGGCGCCGCCGAAGGTGACGAAGGACGGCCTGGCGATGGCGACGTTCGTCACCACCCTCGGAGCGGGTGGTGGGGAGGGCGCCGCGCCGGTGTTCGGCGAGGCAAGCGACGCGGACGCGATCGCGACGTACGGGCTGCTCGACTCGGTGTCATCGAACGACTCGATCCGCGACTCGACCAGCGCCGCCGCGACCAGCGCGTCCACGCTGGCGATCAGCGACGTGCCGGTGGTGCAGGCGAGCGAGGTGGGGATCGACAACGGCGCGCCGATCACGATCGACCAGCTCGTGCCGGGTGCGCTGATCGACGTGGCGTGGCGGACGAGCGGGATCGAGGTGGCCGGCACGTTCCGCCTGTCGAAGGTGGCGGTCACCGGGCAGGGCGGCGCGGAGAGCGTCACCATCACCATCCAGCCGATCGGCGCGACGGGGAGTGACGGATGAGCGACCGGAACATCGTTGCCGACCGCGACAAGATGGCGGCGTGGATCAGGAAGGTCGAGGATCGCCTGGGCGGGTTGGAGACGCGCAAGGTGCAGGGCGCGCTGACGATGGACTCGATCGAGACGGGGCTGCTGAAGGCCGGCGCGGACCGCACAGCGCCGTTCGTGCTGGCCGGCGCGGACACGTGGCAGGTGAGCATCGAGAAGCTGGGCGCCGGCACCACCGACACGGAGCGGCAGCAGGGCGTCAACGCGCTCGTGATGCGCGACTCGAACGGCGAGGTGCAAGACATCTTCCCGCACCCGTTCGTGATGCTCGTCCCGGGTGGCGGGTCGCAGTCGCTCGCGACCGGCGTCGGTGCGTTCCAGAACACGCTGATCCCTTCCTACTCGCAGCCGTTCAACTTCTCGCAGACGTACGACGACTCGACCGGTGCGCTGATCGTTCCGTTCGATGGCATCTGGCGGATCGCGGCGTACTCGAACTGGCAGGCCGTC